CAGGCAAGTGTCTCTTTTACTGCCGACACCATGCGGACCTGTACCGGGTGAAGCTCGAGGCGATGGGTGCGTGCGTGTACCCACTGTTGGATGGCGACTGATGTGCCGGTGTGACACGGACGAGTGCGGGGATCTTCGGGCTGAGTACATCGACTCGCGAATCGGACGTCTTGTTAGTGAGCAGGCTGAAGTCTCGCAATGTGAGGGTGAGGGCTCAAAGTGACAGACACGGAAACCTGCACGGTCACACTCGTCCTCGACTACGACCACCTCGACTGCTACCTCACCGCAGGTCACGCCGGCCCCCACAAAGGAATCGGTGAGGGTGGCAAGTTCTTCTGGGCATACGACCGATGAGCGCATACGACGACCTGTGCGCAGCGGTCCGCACCTACTACGAGAAGGTCGAACCCGACTCGTACGTAGAAGCATGGGTGCTCATCAGCCACCGACTCAGTCCCGAGCTCGAGCAGGACGGGCAATCCACGGTTGGCGTGTTGTCGTCCCCAGAAATGTCGTGGGTGATGAAACGTGGCCTGTTGGACGTGGCACTCACTGAGGACCGCCAATCAGCAACAGTCCCGGAAGATGACGACTGATCTGAGGGGGTTCTCGTCTATCTCGTCGCGGTGACGACGCAAACCACACCACGGGGCTGACTTGGAAAGCCCGCACGCATGTCAGTGGCGTTCACGCCTCACCTCGCCATGCGGCGGACACACGCGGTTCGAATCCGCGCAGCTCCACACATTCCCTTCGACTACGTGCGGGCGAAGTGCTCGGGAGCAAAGGGCTCGGGGATCAACCCGGCACGAATCATGCGATCCTCAGCAAGAGCCGCCCTGAACTGCTCCCCAATCCGCTTAGCGAGCGCAGCATCACTAGCGCTCAAGTTCAGATCAGTTCCCTTGAAACCCCTCATGGTCCCCTCCATACGTTCGGATTAGCGAAGCCTAGCGGCAAGGGGGCAGGGCATGGCATCCCCCAGACACAACGCCAACGGGCACCGTAGACGTGAGCTCGTCAAGAGAGTACGTGCGGAAGAGACCCACTGTGCCCTCTGCGACAAGCCCGTAGATAAGGGCCTAGGCATGAAGCCGGGGGAGCATGGCCCGAGATGCCCCGGTGGCACCTGCGCCGGCTGCATCCCACATCCTCAACGAGGCGAAGTAGACGAAGACCTACCACGCTCAAGAGGTGGCTCACCCTACGAACGCAGCAACTGCCGCCTCATGCACCGCGAGTGCAACAGGTGGAAGTCAGACATGACATTGAGTGAAGCGCGAAAGAAGCTACACGGCGCCACAGGGACAGTCACGCCAACCATCGCATCGCCCATCTGGTAACCCCTCGCATGTGACCCCAACGGGGGACCCCTCCCACCCCCGCCCTAGGCCCACCCGAGGTACTGGGCCTTTTCACACACGGCAGTTTTCGACCCCTTTGGAGCGTCATGGCCGTACATGTGGTGGCCGTTACTCCCGGTGATCTCTACCCCGTCGAGGGGGATTGCACCACTTGTCAGTTCGATTCGCTCGTCGGGATGACGTTCTACACCCTCGGCGAGAACGGCCCTCGGGTGTTCGCCGAGTGGGTCGGCTGTGGCCGATGTGGGGTGGCGTGATGGCTGATCGTGCGGCGGAGCTTGAAGACCTGCGGGCGTTCCTTTGGGAGTCGATTCGGGCTGTCGATCCTGACAAGCGCGCGCCTCTCGCGAATCAACTGCGGGCCACGCTGACGGAGCTCGCGGAGTTGACCAAGGGTTCTGGGAAGGTTGGTGACCCGGTTGACGAAATCACCGCCCGTCGCGCTGCTCGGAGAGCAGGCACCGCCTAGGGTTCTGGTTCTCCCGGATCGTTCTGTTGCGAATGACTGGGAGGACGTTGCTGACCTGAGTGCAGGCTATGGACTGTCGCTTGATGGGTGGCAGGAGGATGTGCTTCGCGCTGCGATGGGTGTCCGTTCGGATGGCACGTGGGCGGCGAAGCAGATTGGTGTTTCGGCGCCGCGGCAGAACGGCAAGTCGCAACTGATTGTGGCTCGGGCGTTGGCCGGCGCGCTGGTGTTGGGTGAGAAGAAGATCATCATCTCTGCTCATCAGCAGGATACGGCGCGGGAGACGTTCGCGAAGTTCTTGGAGATGTTCGACGCTAACGACCTGCTGCGGTCGAAGGTCAAGCAGGTGATGAACGCTCTCAATCGGGAGTTCATCAAGTTCACGAACGGCGCCGAGATCCGGTTCAAGGCCCGGTCTACCGCTGGTGGTCGTGGCTTCTCGTCTGACCTGTTGCTGTTGGATGAGGCGCAGATCCTTGGGATGCCGGCGTGGGTGTCGATCAACTCGACGATGTCGGCTCGCCCGAATCCGCAGATTTGGCTGCTGGGTACTCCTCCGACGCCGGAGGATAACGGCGAGGTATTCACGTTCATTCGTGATGCTGCGATGGCTGGGCGTTCGTCGGCCCTCGCTTATCTTGAGTGGTCGGCGGAGCCTGACGACGACCCCGCATCGCTCGAGACGCGGGCGAAGGCGAATCCGGCATGGCATACGCGCATCAATCACGATGTCGTGCAGGGCGAGTTTGAGACCTACCCGGCGATCCGGTTTGCGATGGACCGTCTGGGCATCTGGGCAACCGAGCTTGAAATCTCTGGGGCGATCTCATCGTCGACCTGGAGCGATCTTGCTGTAGACGAGGCTCCCGCTGGAACTCTCGGCGCTTTCGCTGTGGCGTTCTCGGCCGATGGGATGCGGTACTCGGTAGCCGGCGCGCTGACTCACGGTGAGAACGCGCATGTGGAGCTCATCAGCGCGGACGTGGGGTCGGTTGATGCTGGGCTTGCACCTCTGGCGGATTGGTTCACGGAGCGGGTTGGTGGGGTTTCCCGGTGGCGTCGGGTGGAGTCGATCGTGATTTCGGGGCGTGCTGGCGCGGCCGTGCTGGCGCAACTCCTCAAAGAGCGTGGCGTTTCTGAGCGCCGAATCGTCCTGCCGTCCACCGGCCAGTACTTCGAGGCGTGCGGCGCGCTGCTCGAGCGGTGCAGGCAGGGCACTATCTCCCACCTCAGCACGGGGCAGGAGCGGCTAGACGAGTCCGTGCTGGGCGCGGTTCAGAAGCAACGCACGCGTGATGGTGCGTGGGGTTGGGAAGTACCCGGTGGGGACGAAACACCGGTTGAGGCAGTGAGTTTGGCGCTACTCGGCGCGCGGACTTCGCGTCGGGGCACTCCCCGTCGCATCTACTAAGGGGGTTTGCATGGCCGTTACGCCTGCTGAATGGCTCCCGGTATTGGCTAAGCGGCTCGATGACCGGCGTGCGCGGGTTGATCTGCTGATGTCGTATGTGACGGGCGATGCACCACTGCCGGAGATGAATCGTGCGACCCGGGAGGCGTGGCAGAGGTTCCAGCGTGAAGCTCGGACCTCGTTCGGGCTGCTCGTGGTTGAAGCGTTGACTGATCGGTTCGTTCCGAACGGTGTCCGCGTCGGCGGCGATGACGTGTCCGAGGCGACGGTTGCCGCACGTCGAATCTTCCGCGACAACCGCCTGTCGGTCGTATTCCCGGATGCCGCGCGTGACGCTTTCACATGCTCTGTTGGGTATCTGATCGTGGGTGAGGACGCGGGTAAGGCGGTCATCACGGCGGAGTCTCCGGAGTACGTCACGACGGCACCGGACCCTCTGCGCCCGTGGGTATCTCGCGCAGCGATCAAGGTTTGGCGTGATGAGGATCTGAGGTTCGACTTCGCGTTTGTGTGGGCGAATGGTGAGCGGCAGAAGTTCGCCCGCCCGGTCAATGACCAGAACATGCGGCCGTGGCGGAGCGCCGCGGATGGCACATGGACTCCCATCGGCGCCCCTCAGCCCTACGTGGGCAACGTTCCTGTCTTCGCCCTCGAGAACAAGGGTGGCGTGGGCGAGTTTGAGCCCCACATCGACATCCTGAACCGCATCAACCGCAACCTGCTCCAGCGCTTGACGACTGTGGCAATGCAGGCGTTCAAGCAGCGCATGGTTGAGGGCGGGTTGCCCGAGGATGACGGCGCCGGGAACGCTGTGAACTGGGCTCAGGTGTTCGAGCCTTCGCCCGGTGCGCTGTGGGATCTCCCCGAGGGCATCAAGGTCAGTGAGCTCGCGGACGGTTCCGCGGGTATCATGGCGATGCTTCAGGCCGAGGACGCAGATCTTCGCGCGTTCGCTGCGGTGACTCAGACGCCCCTTCCGATGCTGATGCCCGATGGTGCGAATCAGTCTGCGGAGGGCGCGCAGTTCTCGCGTGAGGGGCTGGTGTTGAAGGCTGAGGATCGGGTGGACCGGTTCAAGCCGGCGCTCGCGCTCGCTCTCGTGTACGCACTCCGTATCGAGGGCATCAAGGATGTCGATGACGTGGAGGTTCTGTTCGAGCCTGCGGCTTACGTGACTCTCTCGGAGAAGTACGCGGCGGCGGCGCAGGCTTCCGGGCTTCTCGCGATCCGCACGATTCAGCGGCAGA